AAGTGTCCATAGACATCCCCAACGTTGGTTGTAAAGCTTCCACCAATTCTCATATCAAAGTATCTAATGTTTGTCTGACCGAATGCAACAGTAATGTCTGCAAACCGATTCTCATCTTCTATAGCGAAGTAGACACCGTCTGGTGTATAAGAGATATTTGCTATAATTGAGTCTGATGTTGCTTGTGTGATGATAGCTTCGTAGCTGTCTGAAACTCCCCACTCAGTCCTAAGCTTCCAGTAGGTGTCCTCTCTGAAGAGAACCATCTTTATACCTTCACCTTCAATAATAAAAGCAGCTTCAGTTTGAGCTGTGTTATCATGTGTGATAGCAACTCTGAAAGTACCTTGGCTGTCATTTACCTCAAGACCCCAGTTATGGGTCAACACTTCATCAGGGCCATTTATACACAACCCTAGAGGCTCCTGTGTGAACTCATCATATCCAATACGAGGTTCATCAATAGCTGCTGTTTGTTCATCACCATTAATATCAAAGTACGTATCTGTGTACGGTCTCGTTAGAGTAAACATCTGATTGAAAGTTTGAGCAGTTAGTGTCTGAGCTGTAGGTCCGCTTGCACCAAAGACAAACTGTTCGTAAGTCAGCGTTAGAAAACTGGCGTAGAATGTAATAGGATCTTGAAACAGAACTCCAACACCCAAAGGTCTTCCCAAGAATTTGTTAGCTAGAGCTATCTCATCTAGACCGGGAAAGACTGCTTTCTCAGGATCGTTGTAGTTTCTGCCAATGCTTATAGTAATAGATGCAGCGCCCTCTATATAATTCGGCGGAACTTCTTCTTGATAGTCAATGGTGTCTACACCAAACAGAAGTCTAACACCATCGTTGAATGAAGTTATATTTGCTTGTGTGGTATTTTTTAGAATAGTTAATCTTAGCAGCCTTCTATATTCTTTATCCGTTAGATTACGAATACCGAGTAGGCTGTCCTTAACACCCTTCCAAGGACCAAAGGTTCTCTCAGTGTCTGCAACTTCTTTATAAGGTGATGCACCAGTAGCCCCTTGGAAACCAAAGTACCGGACGATAACACTGTCAAATAACTGTCTAGGTTGCCCAAGAATACGACCTATTACATCTAGTTGCTCGCCTTCAGCAAAGTCCAGACTTCTCTTTTGAATAAGATCTTTCATGACTAGCTGAAGTTCAACACGACCTTGGATTAAAAGTTGAAGATACCTGTTGAAGACATCCCGCTCTTTGAACTGAGTGGTCGTAAGCTCTTTAGCTTGCCCTAGATAATCATTTTCTTGAAAAGGTGTTTCCTCTCCTTCATAAACTGTAATAGGTGTAGACTCAATCATGCCAGAACAACCTCAATATTACCAATCTCTATTTTTGCTACTTGATCAAAGTTAATAACAATGTTAGAGGTTCCTGAAGGACTCACAGAGTCTCCAATGAACAGTGAATTTACCTCATGACCCGGAATTGAGTTAATAGGCGTGTACAATCTGGAGTAGACAACATTCTGACCTACTGTTGACTGAGACTTAATGTAATCAAACAAGGCAGACCTAAGCTGTTCTGCACCATTTGGTGGAAAGCTGCTATCGGTTTGTACTTCCAAACTTATATAAATATCTTGGAAAGTAGGTCTCTGGTAGTTAACTTCCTTTTGATTGTTGAAAATATCTGTGATAAGATATGTACTATTCCCAAAGGTTGTAATACCTGCTGGTCTGTTTGACCAGATAATCCTTGCAATCTCAGCCTCTAAGCCACCACGGACAAGAACCATGAATGCGTGTGGAGGAATTCCCTTAGCATCAACACTTGCTGTTAAGTTCTCGTAGATGATAACATCGGTAACACCAGATAACGCTCTTAAATCTGAAGTAAGTGCTTCAAGAATGTTTGCACCCCTTACAAATTTAGACTCATTAAACCTAGTTCTTAACTGTGAATCTGTTTCTCTTAAAGACCCAATACCCGCAGACTCAAACTGACTTATTGAATTCCAACCAAAGACTGGTGTAGATATTGTGTCAATCGTACCTGCGTTTTGTTCGATAGGCCCTGCTAGTGTTGCTTGTGATGTAATCCCCTTCGTAATAGAAGAGAAGAACAACTCTGCTGATACAGTGTAGCTTGTTTGGGTAACAAGGTCATCAGCAATGATGTTTAGAACAGCACCAGTTACAGTGGCTGTTAGTACGCTACCATAGTTGTCGTTGACAATATCTTTTAGACCATTCAGGATAGCAATACCGGTAGCACCAACACCAGAAGTGTAGGTAAGGTCTACAGAGTTTGTACCATCATTGTAGGTGATCGTGTAGTCTGTTGAGTCAATGACCGTCTGTATCTTAGTTGAGAAACCAACAACATTGTTTTGATCTAATACAACGTCTGTGGGAATCTCAAACCTGTTGTTTGTAAAGCTTGAACTTACCAGACTACCCCCAGGGATAGTTGTGGTGAAGGCACCTGTAAGTAGGAGTCTTGCTGTGGAGTTTGTTGCACTACGACGAACAATACCTGACAAAGCTACTAAGTTATCTAGTGCGATACCTGAAGCAGAGTTTGGGTCGAAAGAAGAGTATACTTGCTGGATTGTCTCCCACAAGTCTGCTTCAGACGGTGTTACAAGCCCAATCAATCTACCAACAGTAGATGCGTCACTTGTGTCTAGAACTTCGTCCTCTGTAACAAGATCACTAAATATAGCGGTAGCTTCTTTCCGTAAATCTTCTCGGATTTGGCTTAGTCGTTTTATTTCTAAACCTGTTGTTGTTAGTCCTGCCATTATATGCCTACCTCTAAGTTTTGTATTTCTACTGTCTGACCTGATTTATTGCTTACTGTGAAAGACAAATTATACGTTCTGTCTGGTGAGATTGATGACTCAAATTTTAGAATGTTCTTTACATCCTTGTCACCATCAATCAATTCTCTAAATATAAGATCAACGGAACCTTTAGACCTCCCCTTCCCAAAGATCTGTTGAAAGTAAGGTGTTCCGTGGTTGGTGTCTAGAAACCATTCACCTTTGAAAGTGAGTAGCTTTATCTTTAGTCTCTGTTTAAGACTGTCACCAACACCACCAGTAATCGGGGTTGAACCATTAACGAATATGGCGTCTTGGGTATCTTCATTTAATAATATATCCATAATGATTCCTTACAATGGTGGCCCGACTGTACCGCCTTGTGGGTCAGTGTGGGTGTGTGTTTTTAAACTAATACCATCAGCAATAACATCCCCACCAACCACACTAAGGAGTGCGTTCACAGTAAGTGGTGCATTGATAATAGTTGCACTGGTTAACTTTAGTGGTGAATCAATTGTTGTTGTAGTTGCGTTGACATTAACTGTGTCTGAGTTAATTATAAAGGAACCTGATGATTCTATTGTCAGGTTGTTACACTCGATAACACCGTTATTAAACTTAGCAAAGAAATCTTGGTCAGTCCTCATTTCAATGTCACCGTTCTCTTTTAAGCGAACCTCGTTCTCTGTATTCTCACCTATGTTGTTGGTGATAACCATATCTCTAGTTGAGTGGGTCCACTTACGCTTTGCAGGATCGTTGATGGAATCTCTAAAGGGGAATAGGCCGGGGATTGCAATAGCATCCCTGATGCTAAACCTCCTCTTGTCGTCTGGTGTGTAGGTATCACTCCCTGTGGAAGCTTTGAAGGCATCTGTTGATCTCTGGGAGAACACACATAGCACTATATCACCAACGTCAATAGGGAAGGTCATAGAAGCCTTCTTGGATGCAGGGAATATTAGAGGAACGTTCAGGATTGTCGGTTGCTCGACTGTAGTTCCGTCTGGTAGCGACTTATTGGTTAGTGGTTGTATGTCCAACCTCTGGTCTTCTAACTCAACCCTCACTGTTGTGACACGGCAAGGAATGGCTGTGTACATATCAGAAGTCTTGTAACTATAAAAGTCGTTCAGCACACTACTTAGTGTTAATTCCTTCATTGGGCAGTTTCCTCTCTAGTACCTTTTCTCTTTGAACAAACACAGGTCATAAACCAATCACTACCACGGTAGTCCCCGGTAAAATCTATTTCCTCTACCCTGTAGAATTCAGATGTATCTTTATAGTCAACTCTGACAAGTGATCCGGGTGTTACTGTGGGATTAAGTAGTGCTTTAAACTTAACACCACTCTTCTTATTTGTGTCCTCACTAGACTTGTTATCGGAACCTTTCATAAAGTAGGGTCTATCTATTAGTCCACTTGATGGACCGATGACAGGAGCTAACTGTGTATTTGTTGACTCTACTGTGCTTGAATCATTAACATATAACACGTTGCTTTCAATCTTCCACTGAAGATTATACGCATTGGATATTTGATTAAGCATCTGCCTAGGTGTGCCTGTTAGTGGATAACCGTAGACGACCTTGGAATCTAAGTTCTTGCCCTTATAAACACCCTTGGCTATGCTTGTTGTTTTTCTAACAGCTTCAAAGGCGTCTTCAATATTGCCACCTTCAGGTACAAGTTCAGATATAATCTTGTGAGTGAGTTCGGAGAAGGAGGGGGATA